GCTATAATTCAGGAGGTAGTAAAAATGGCTAAAATGATATTTATCAATTATTGCCCTGATGATCAATTATCTGGGTGCATGATCCTCAGTTATAAAGCTGAATTAACTTATAGAAGGCTACAGGATCTAATTTATACCAATGATGATCTATTATTTGATGATCCTATTATCTGGGAACTAGCAACCAGAGGATTTTGCGAAGATTTATCAGAGGTCAAATCTGAACTTATCAAAAAAGGGAAAATCAGAATAGAGGATGGAAAGATCAGGAATAAGAGATGTTCTGAAGAAATCCAAGCAGCTAAAGAAAGACATGATAAATCAAAGAAAGCTGCTACTGCTAGATGGGGTGTTCCAAACAAGTCATTTGGTACACCAAATAGGGATGAAAATACAACACCTAATGCTAACGCATCATCTGAGCATATGCCTGAGCATGATCCAAGCATATGCCAACCACTAACCACTAACTACAAACCACTAACTACTAATAATAAACTAAATATATATACACAGGAGTTTGATATTTTCTGGCGAAAATATGTTCTTGATGAGAATGACAGAAGATCAACTAAGTATGATAGTTATCAGCAGTGGAAGAAGTTAAAAGATGAAGATAAAAAATCTTTAGGCGAGAAGTTCCTTACTTACAGAAATCAAAAAGGGGAATATTATAAAGCATTAGAGAGGTTTATTTCAAAGAAAATATTTATGGAGATAGTACCTGAGAAGCAGCTTTCTGATCAAGAAATGAAAGATTGGAAATTTAATTCTGATGTAGATATGCGCCGTAAGGGGATGAAACCTTTATCTTGGTCAGTAAGTTATATCAGGGAACTTGACGAATATATTGAGAAAAACCCAGTATGATTATTTATGGGCTAGGAAATGGATCTTAGCCCACTCTCTATCTTGCTCTTTAAATTCTACTTCTACAAACTTGTCAATGCCTTGAGCAGCATGATCAAACTTGAACAAGTCAAGAAAAAACTGAATAGATTTATTAGTAATATGGTAAACATTCATGGTTGGAATATAGGAATAAATGTTTATCTTTGAATTGATAAATGAGTAAATCAGATATGCAAAAACCACAGAATTACATCATTATAGATAATGAAGATGGCACATATTCCGCTTATGTGAATTATGGTGTATTTGAAAGCAAAGAAGATGCAGAAATAAGTTTACAATATGTTATGGATCTTATGGGATATAAATTACAACCCCAAGTGACTTATCACTGATGAATGTTCAATTAAAAGCAATTACGGATATAAAACCTTACGCTAGAAATCCTAGAAAAAAGAAAAATTTAAATAAAGTTGTAGAAAGCATTAAACAGTTTGGATGGCAGCAACCTATCGTAGTAGATAGAGCAGGAGTGATTGTTGCAGGTCATTCCAGATATGAAGCAGCTAAGATATTAGAATGTAAAGAGATACCAGTGCTGATTGCTGATCTATCCCCTGAAAAAGCAAAAGCCTATAGAATAGCAGATAACAAAACAAATGAGTATAGTGAATGGGATTTTTCCTTATTAAACAAAGAATTTACGGACTTGCTAGATATCAATATGGATTTAGAGATCACAGGGTTTGATACTAAAGAACTTGAAGATTTCTTTACATTTGATAAAGAGGATGATGTAGCCAAGATTAAGACAGAGAAATCCTGCCCAAATTGCGGTACAAAATTAAAATAGAGTACACTCTACTCATAAAGAGGTAAAAACATGGCAAGACCAAAACTAGATATCAAAGGGGAGGAAGTTCAAAAATTAGCATCATATGGATGCACTAATACAGAAATTGCAGACTATTTTAATTGTAGTGAAGGCACTATTAGGAATGGTTTTTACGAATATTTGACAAAAGGCAGAAGCATAAAGAAATTGCGTTTAAGACAGATCCAATGGCAGATAGCAGAAAAGGGAAATGCAGCTATGGCTATTTGGCTAGGGAAGAATGAATTAGGTCAATCTGATGGTGGATTGATTGCAGAAGATAACGAGCCTTTAGCATGGTCAGTTGATTAGTGCCGCTAAGTAAACCTCAAAAGCAGATATTAGAATGTGATAAGCGTTTCCGAGTATTAATTACTGGAAGAAGATTTGGTAAGACCTTTTTATGTATTCAAGAAATAGCTAAATTTGCTAGATACCCTAAAAAGAAAGTTTGGTATGTAGCGCCAACTTATAGAATGGCTAAAGACATTGTTTGGAATGATCTAGTAGATAGAATGGTCAAACATAAATGGGTAAGCAAGATTAATCATAGTGATCTGAAGATTATCTTAAAAAATGGTAGTGAGATTTCCCTGAGAGGTGCAGATAACGAGAATAGCCTGAGAGGTGTTGGATTAGATTTTCTTGTGATGGATGAATTTGCGGATATCAAAGAACACGCCTATACGGAAGTATTGCGACCAACCTTATCTGATAAGGGAAGAATGGGTGCTGCTCTATTCTGTGGAACTCCAAGAGGATATGGAAACTGGTCTTACAATCTATTTACGAGAGAGAAAGATGACGACCAATGGCAATCATTCCAGTTCACTACATTAGAGGGTGGTCAGGTATCTAAACAAGAAATAGAACAAGCTAAATCTGATCTGGATGAAAGAACATTTAAACAAGAATATCAGGCATCATTTGTTAATTATGCAGGACAGATTTATTACAACTTTGATAGGAAAGAGAATGTCATAGACAAATACACTCCTCAAACGGCAGAACTACACATAGGCATGGACTTCAACATTGATCCCATGAGTGCCGTAGTATCAGAGATTATAGGCAATAAGATTATTATCCATGATGAGATAGTGATTTACTCATCCAATACTGATGAATTAGTACAAGAGATAAATGCAAGGTATAAAGATAAGCACATCTATGTTTACCCTGATCCTGCTGCCAAGCAAAGAAAGACATCCGCAGGTGGCGTGACGGATTTAGCCATCTTGAAAAATGCAGGATTTAATTTAAGAGTTAGAAATACACATCCACTAATTAGAGATAGGATTAATGCAGTGAACACTAAATTGAAGAACGCTAATGGAGTTAGAACTTTATTTATTGCTAATAGTTGTAAAAATGTGTTAAAAAGCATTGAAAGACAAATTTATAAGGAAGGCACGACCATACCTGATAAAGATAACAATTATGATCATATGAATGACGCATTAGGATATTTAGTGGAATATTTATACCCTGTAAGAAGGGATTTTAAACCTAGCAAACCCCAGAGGTGGAGTTAATGGCATTATACAGTAGAGAATTTTTAACATCCAGACATAAACACTATCAAGAAAAGTTTAAGGATTGGCATTTCCATTTAATGTCATATCTGGGTGGTCAGGACTATCAAGAAGGATATCAACTTAATAGATATATTTTAGAAACTGATGAGGAGTATTTAAAACGAGCAGAGAATACTCCGATAGATAACCACTGTAAGAATGTGGTGCAGATTTATACTTCATTCCTATTCAGAGTTCCACCTACAAGAGATTATGGATCATTACAAGGTGATCCGCAGCTAGAGAGTTTTATCAATGATGCAGATTTAGATGGAAGATCATTTAACAATGTGATCAGAGAAATGCAAGTGAACGCATCTATCTATGGTACTTGTTGGGCAATCCTAGATAAACCTGCCGTACAAACACAAACCAGAGCAGAGGAAATACAATTAGACATCAGACCATACATCAGTCTTTATACCCCTGAGAATGTCTTAAACTGGAATTTTGAGCGTAGTTTAAATGGTAAGTATATTTTAAACAGATTAGTTCTATTAGAAGATTTATTTGATGATGTAGCAACCATTAGAGTATGGACTAATGAAGATATTACTACTTACAAAGTAAAAGATTACACCAAAGGATATTCTACATCTAAGCCTATGCTATTAGATGAGATGCCTAATATGCTAGGCAAAGTTCCTGCCGTAATTTTATATAACCAGAAATCTCAGCGTAGAGGTATTGGTATATCTGATTTGAATGATGTGGCAGAATTGCAGAAAGCTATTTACAATGATTATTCTGAGATAGAGCAGCTAATCAGATTATCTAATCATCCTAGTTTAGTAAAAACACCTAATGTAGAAGCTAGTGCAGGTGCAGGATCTATTATTGAGATGCCTGAGGATTTAGATAGCAACTTAAAACCTTATCTGATCCAACCTAGTTCCCAGTCATTAGATGGCATTATGAACAATATCAATATGAAGGTAGAAGCTATTAATAGAATTACACACATGGGAGCAGTCAGAGCCACTCAGGATAGAGTGCAATCTGGCATAGCCTTACAGACAGAGTTTCAATTATTAAATGCTAGATTAAGTGAGAAAGCAGATTACTTACAGAACGCAGAAGAACAAATCTGGAAACTATTTGCAGAATGGCAAAACCAAACATTTGATGGTGAGATAATTTACCCAGACTCATTTAATTTGCGTGACTATGCCAGTGATCTACAATTCCTACAAGCAGCTAAAGCTAGTGGTGTTCCTTCAGATACCTTTGCTAAAGAAGTAGATAAACAGATTGCTAGAGCCGTAGTAGATGATGATGAAAAGATTAATACGATTGATAGTGAGATAGATGCGAAAGCAGCACCTATTGGTCAGTTTAGTACACCAACAATAGAAGGGGAAGAAATTGCCGAAGTTTGATGATCAGAATATAGATTTACCTTATGGTATTCCTGTTCAAAAAGGATTAGTGGATAATTTTACATCCGCAGGTCAATTTGGATATAACACTTCAGTATCTACAACCTTTGCGACTGTTTGGGGTGGCACAGGTTTATATGTTTATCCAACAAGTGCTTCAACTGCAGTTGCTACAAGTTCAAATACTGGATCTGATGATGGGGGAACAGTATTAATTACAGGACTAGATGAAACTTATGCAGAAGCATCAGAAGTTATTACTATTGGTGGATCAGCATCCACTACAACATTTATCAGAGTTTTTTCCGCAAGATTAATCACTGCTAATACAGGTGATTCTAATGTAGGTAATATTACGATTACTGCAGACTCAAAAACTGTTGCTTACATCAATGCAGGTTATGGATCTAGCTTACAGGCGGTTTACACAGTTCCAGTCAATAAGAAAGCATGGATTATTTCCGCATCTATTGGAATGAGTAAACAAAAAGAAATTGAGTCTAAGATTATGACGAAACAAATCAATAATGGTAATGTATGGAATACGATTGGTTATCAAACTACATTCGCAGTTCCCTTATACAGAAAATTTGAAATGCCTATCCCTATTACAGAAAAAAGTGATATTGAACTAAGAGCCAAAGCAGATGCTACTTGTGCAGTATCAGGAAGTTTTGAAATACTATTAGAGGATGTCACCTATTCCGCCTAAAGGCAAAACAGTATCTACTACTGAGTTCTACAACTGGTCACATCAGCAGCATAATTTAAAAAGATGTTTTTGCGGCGAATTTGCAAGTATCGGTTTTAATTACAAATTTGGTATGTTAGAACTATTATGTTTTAAACATTACAAAGAGAGGATAGGAAAATGCCATACGGAAAAGGAACATACGGCTCAAAAGTCGGCAGACCACCAAAGAAATCAGTTAAACCTTCTATGAAAAAGAAGAAAAAGAAGAAGTAATGCCACTAATTAAGGGTTATTCAGCTAAATCTATCAGTAAGAACATCAGGACTGAATTAAAAGCAGGGAAACCTAGAAAACAGGCTATAGCAATAGCTTTATCTACTGCTAGAAAAGCTAAAAAGAAAAAGAAAAAGAAATAATGGCTAATTATAAAGGTCGTCAGGTCAAACTCAATAAACCATTCCGAACACCCAATAAAAGCAAGAAATTTGGTGTTTATGTGAAGGATAAATCCAGTGGGAATGTGAAAGTAGTGAGATTTGGCGATCCTAAAATGAAGATAAAAAAGAATATTCCTGCCAGACAAAGGTCATTTTTGGCTAGAATGGGGGGTGTTTTAAAGCAAGTCAGAGGTCAAAAGACCTTATCCCCTGCCTATTGGTCAATTAGGGCATGGAAAAAAAACTTTCCTTTATAAAAA